CCTAGTTGATCGCATACTGGAAGATATAGGCAAGCCAAAAGTGGCTTGGACTGATGTACTACGCAACATGATGTCCGAGTCGGCTAAGGATGACTATACATTCCAACGCCCACGTAGGCGGTTCGTGTCGCAAGGTATCTACTTGCCGTCGCTACACTCTGACGCACTAGGTGGCTTGTTGATCGGTGCTGACGTATCCGGTTCGATGTGGGGTGATCCGACTGAACTGGCACAAGTCTCCGCCGAGATCAACGCTATCGTTAGTGACACCCGCCCCGCGTTTGTCGAAGTTGTCTACTGTGACAGCGCGGTGTTACGAGTTGATCGCTTTGAGCATGGTGAAGAAGTTGAATTCAAACCGTGTCAGGGTGGAGGCACGCGGTTCAAGCCCGTGTTCGATCACCTTGAGGAGTCTCAAGATGACTACTGCGGTATGATCTACTTCACTGACTTATATGGTGACTTAGATGAACTAATGGACCCCGGTATCCCATGCGTGTGGGGTCTGACACATAGCAAGGACGATGTGCCGTTCGGTACTCCCGTTCCCGTTCAGTTGTAAGGAGAACGAAATGAAGGATGATCTAATCAGCCGCCTGTCCAAGTTTGAGCAGAACATTACTACTCGGCTTACACGGACAGAGAGCAAACTTGTTCGTGGCTTTGAAGAACTGGGTATCACCACCGATACCCGCAATAACTGGCTAACAGTAGATGATGCCGCCCGTATCGTTTACGTAGATACCATAGGCCGTTCGCTTATGGTGTTGTTAGCTGACATGGCTCGCCAAGGTGCTACGCACTACGGCGATAACTATGAGGTAGTACACAAGGGCGAAACCATCGCGGTAGTAGAATTCCGCAAAGTTATCTGACTAACTAATTTACTTATTAAGGAGTAATCAATGACTGTTAAAAAGCGAACCACCAAAGCCAAGCGCGTCGAGCTTGACCAAGATGTGCTTTACTCATGGCTCAGTGCTGTCAGTAGGACTAGTAGGGATATGGCTACCCGCGTGCCAGACCCTACACGTAGTCAAGACTCTGGCTACATGCTTGAGAACATGTTTACCATCCCTAAAGAAATCTTCCGAGCGCAGAAAGATAGACTTGTTGCTGATTCACAACGGGATATAAACAGGGTTTTCAACAGCGTCAACATAGACGCGTTCCATAAGTTTGGCTTCTTTATGACGCCTTTACTCTTTGAGGTGCTGGACGAACTAACTTCGGTTATGCCATATCTTGAAGTGTTCCCTCGCCTTGAGCTTAGGAGTACGGATCGGTACTTTAATATCTACAAAGATATGGAACCGTACACTGATAACTTACTGATACCTGTTATTGATGACGTAATAATCTTTCACAAGGACTCCGACTACGCCAGTGCCGCTATATCAACCAACGGTAACAAGGCTCATGGGACAGAGCAGTATTTGTTCCGTAGCCCGTTGCTGGTACATAGGGAACGCTCTCAGGTGCAAAGCACTTCAAGTGCGGAGACTGCGATGAAGCTGGCAAGGAAGTATGCCAAGTGGACACCACCCACTAAGGTCAGAGAGTATGTGGCGTTTGAGGATCAACATCACACCATTCTCACGCCCCTAAAACGTAAGCAACAAACTATATCGCAGAGTATACGTGGTCTTAAGGGAACGCTTAACGATGCGTTTGGTGACGAGGGCGGTATCAAGGTACTTAAGTTCCTTATTGACTCGCCAAATATTCCGGCGGAAGCGACTAGTTTGTGGAACAAACTACGCCACAATTACGTCACTTTTGTAGACTCCGCTATCGAAAGTTCGCGGATGTGTTACTTACGACTTGTGCCTAACTCCGACTTAGTTTCCTATACGTTACTTGATGCGCCTGTTGCAGAGAGGTTTCTGTCAGGTGACTTTAAGTCGCTCACTGACCTTGTTCGGCGTACGTTCGGGGACAAAGACGCTAGGCTTAACGATGCGATTTCCCGAGCATACGAACTACTTAACAGTCTGGGTACTGAAGATCATTGGCGTTCTAGTGTGTCTGATTACAAACGACTCACAGCTACCTACGTAGAGCCAATGTCTCAACTACCTGCTGATATGATGGCTAAAATCGCTCAGTTGTCGATAGACGACGGAGACGACGATGACGTTAGGCGGTTCGGCATCGTTAATGTGGGCAAGAAGTTGTCTAGTCAAGAATTCATTATCTACGCGGGTAGCTTATGGGGTATGCTTGTAGGCGAAACCGAGTAAGTCGAACGTAGTAATGGACGACGATAACGAAAACGATGCAATCATCCAGCTTGGTTTAGGTGGGGGCAGTATAGAATTTTCTTCAGCCGAAGAAATAGATGACTTTATCCACCGCCTACTGGATGCAAGGGAGCGAGCGTTTTACGACGCTCCCTCTTACTTAGTTATGGGGAACAGCGAGCATGATGTGTTGGCGTTGCTAATGTTTATTATGTCAGCGATTGACGGTTTTAACGAACGAGCTTATCCAGTACGTGCTTCACTAACTATGCACAACGTACATTAATCCCGTGGGATTAAGGAGTAGTAATGAAAGATAGGATAGACGACAGAATTCTGGAGTTATTCGTAACACAGAAGTATCATTGGCATAGTCTGAGTAAAGATCAGCAGTTGGCAATGGCTACTGAGCTTATGAAAGCTAGGTATCTGCTAAACAAGCAGTACGAGTTCTTAGGCCACACGCTTGAAGACCTTAACGGCTTTAGGGATCTGGGGAAGCTAATTAGAGAAAAGACGTAGTGTTATGGACGCTGACCAAGAAGAATACTCCGCGCAGGAGTACGTTGGGGAAATATTGATCGCGCTACAGGCCGCTGACCAGATGAGCCGCAGGTTCAAAAAGTCTATGGCTATACTTAATGACTTATCCATCAAAGCACTTGAGGATGTAGATTTCAAAGGCGGGGAGGCACCCGTCGAGGTAATTTTATACCCTGAGTAGTTGCAAAAAGTTTTTATAGGAGTATATTCAAGGTGCCGCCTGCGCTTGAATCACGCAAGTGGTAGACTATTACTCCTAAAAGTCTTGCCCCCTTCGGGGGGCTTTTTACTTACTTTACTTACTAAGGAGACAACAAATGGATGATTTATCATTCTTTGGTCGTTTACGTGCGCGGTGCAGGCGTGAGTTGGGCGGTAACGTGTTCCAACACGAAGGGGTACAAGCCCTGTTGTTCGTTACTTTTCTTGCACTAGCTTATTCGATGGTGGACTAGATGACAGACGAAAGAGAGTGGGTAGAAATCAGGGGTAGCGATATGCGTATCCGTGATGACGGACGCGTGGACTGCTACAGCGAAGCAGGGTATCGCGTCTTGGAGTTAAGTTCTTTGCCTGCAACAACCCAGCGGATGCTGACTAACAACAAGGTTATGTCTAGTCATGAGTTGTTTAAATGGCTGGAGACTTGCCCCAACAGCGATTGGTTTCAAGGTACTAGCCAGAGGCGTGGCGTTACCATCTTCTTCCCAACAAGTGATGAGGATGTGGATTAATGCGTCACTGCTATACGTGCAACCGATGTGGAGTTCCAATAGTCAAGGCGCTGTGCGAACAGTGCCAAACCAAACTTAAAGGGATCAAAAATGAAGAGGGAAAGCGACCCAATAAACCCAGACCATTACCGGCAAGATAACGAGATAGAGTGCATAGACGCTATGCTTGCCGCATACGGTGAAGAAGAAGTGCGTATCTACGCGAAGCTCGCGGCTTTTAAATATAGCTGGCGAAGGGGGCGTAAAGACAACGAAGAACAAGAAGTCGAGAAGCAGATGTGGTACTTACAACTGTCCCTTGGCATAGACCCAAGGGGAGAGCGTGATGCGTACAGTCTACGTTGATTTTGAGACGTACTACGACTCCGACTACTCACTTAGTAAACTCCAAACAGATGCCTACATTGTTGATGATCGCTACGAAACTATCATGGTTGGCGTGGCGATTGACGACGAGCAACCTTTCTCCATCGTTGGCAATGAGCAATCCATCAAGAAAAAACTTGATGGCCTATGTGATTGGGACAACGTACAAATTTGTTGCCACAACACTATGTTTGACGGGTATATCCTAGCCAAGCGTTATGGAATAAACCCACGAATGTGGACTTGTACGCAAGCCTTGTCTCGCATGGTGCATCCATATCTGCGCTCTCACTCACTAGCTAATATGGCTAGATACTACAAACTACAAAGCAAGGGCACAGCCGTTCACAACATGAAAGGCGTCCGTCTCGCTGACATGGACGAGGACACGTTCGCAGACTACGAAGCGTATTGTCTTACTGACGTTAAAATATGTCGCGATTTGCACCGGGAACTTTCCTATAAGTCACCTGTACTTAATAACTTGCTGATCGACATGACGATCCGTATGTTCACAGAGCCAGAGTTTGTTGGTGATCTTGATCTCATGCAGGATCTATACACCAAAGAAGTGCAGAGGAAAGAAGGACTGTTGGCGCTGGCACAAGCTGACCGCTCCGAGATCATGTCGAGTGCCAAGTTTGCGGAGAAGCTACGCGCCCTTGGTGTGTACCCGCCTACCAAAGTAAGCCCCAGAACGGGCAAGACTACTTTCGCTTTTGCCAAGACAGATAAAGAGTTTCTGGCTTTGCAGGAGCATCCCGACTCAGAAGTGCAGGCGCTGGTAGCCGCTAGGCTGGGCGCTAAGACCACTATTGCAGAGACACGGGCCGAACGTTTTATTGAGATGACAAAGCGTGGCCCACTTCCTGTGTACTTAAACTATTGGGGCGCTAAAACAACCGGAAGGTACTCCGGCGGCAACAAAGTTAATTGGCAGAACCTACCCGCCAGAGGGATCAGTGCTGGTTTGCGTAACGCGCTCCGCGCCCCCGAAGGACACTCTGTACTTGTTGGCGACTCATCTAATATCGAACTGCGTACCGTGATGGCTTTGGCAGGGCAAACTGATGTTATCGAAAAGCTAGAGGCGGGGGTCGATATGTACTGCGACTTTGCTTCCCGTATGTTCGGCAGGGAGATAACCAAAGCTGACAAAGCTGAGAGGTTTCTGGGTAAGACCGCAATGCTCGGTTTGCAGTACGGCGCAGGGGCCGCACGCTTCCAAGAGATGGCTAACCTACAAGGTAAGTACATAGGCGCAGAGCCGATCTCAATGGATAGAGCTTACGAGATTGTTGAGTTGTATCGTAGCGTTCACTACGAAGTAACCAAGCTGTGGCAACACTGCGAGCACTCCGTGCTACCTAATATATCCAACGAAAACTGGCTTGAGCCTGTAGATACAAGAAGTTGGTTCATTACGCAAAACGAAGGTTTCGGCAGGCCGGGAGAACCGGGAGTTGTCTACCATAAGCTACGCTACAAAAAAGATGGCTGGGTGTACACGATGGGCCGCAACGAAGAAGTCAGAATCTTTGGGCCGAAAGTTGTAGAAAATCTTTGCCAACATGCGGCAATGCAGATTGTTATGTGGCAGACTGCTAGGATCAATCAGCGGTATCCGGTAAAGCTATCGGTACATGACGAAGCTGTGTGTATTGTCCCTGATGATGAACTTATTGAAGCGCGAGCTTACATGGAGGAGTGTCTGAACCTGACACCTAAGTGGTGCAGGGGCTACATCCCCGTAGCTTGTGAAACGGAAGTGGGAGCATCGTATGGAGAAGCCAAATGATTACTAGGATACACGTTAATCAGCACGTTATTAGACGTAATCTTAAAGTGTCCGATCCGTCGCAACATGAGCCGCCGATAACAGTAAAGCAAGGCAAAAAGAATACGTACTGCCACGGTGTATTTATTCACGGCCCTTCCAGAGTTGTTCACTCTCCAGACAAGCCGCTTAACTGTGGCGCTAGGGTATGGATCGAAACAGAAAGCGAAGTAACTATGGAGAGGCCGCGTATATGAGCGAATACGAACTGCATATAGACGAACTTATAGTAGAAATTTCTGAACAACTTGACGAAGGTTCGGAGGAATGGGCATCAATCGTTGATGAACTAGACATCGGAACTGACACTGAAATAAAACACACTTTTCGTAGTAAAGAACATTATACGTTAGAAGAACGTATCGCACTGGTTGAAAAATATAAGCAGTCATTACTAAACACAAAAAGACTAGTTGATAGGCATTACGACAAAAGCTATGACTTGGTAAAACAGATAGAAACTATACTCGCGGCGGTTCGCAGGCGTGAACAGAACGTAGCTAAAAGAGAGCAAGGTTTAGCTCAAGAAAAGCAGACTTTTACAACGCACAAAGTAGAAAATCCCGAAGAACACGATGTGGCTCGCCTACGTTCGCGTAACGCGGATATGGGTAAACAAATACTCGCGCTACAGTCACGCATACGGGAATTGGAGAAACTAAGTATATGAGCGACAAGATGGCTCTTTCTTACAGCAGGTTGAGTACGTTTGAAAACTGCCCAGCCCAGTTTGACTACCTATACGTTAGTAAGTCCGTGCGGATGGCGAGTAGCGAGGCGATTGACTACGGGCATCGGGTACACAAGGTGCTGGAAGACTACGGCAGGGGCGAGCTTAATCCCACGGGATTAACAGAGGAAGATGAGTTGTCTCTCAAGAAGTGGGGCAACATCGTAGACGTAATTATGTCGCGCTCTGGCGAGAAGAAGTTTGAATACCAGATGGCGGTGAATGAGAATCTTGAGCCAGTTGATTGGTTTGCAGATGATGCGTACTTTCGATCAATCGCTGACGTTTTAGTTATTGACGGCGACACAGCATACTGTTTAGACTACAAAACAGGTAAGGTAAGAGAGTCGCCCACACAGCTACAGTTGTTTGCGGCGATGATCTTCTGGCACTTCCCCGAAGTGCAGACAGTAAAGACCTCGTTTATTTGGTTACGGTTTAACAAAACGACGAACACGACGTATGAACGTCGATATTTAGAATCTCTGTGGGGCGCATTGAAGCCTCGCATTGATCGCGTGCATGAAACGATTGACTTGGGTGTGTTTGAAACCAAGCCAAGCGGGTTGTGTCCGTGGTGTCCTGCAAAGGAAATTTGTCCAGACGCTAGACTAAGGAGACGATAGTGGCTAAGTACAAAGCATGGTCTGCAAAACACGACCAAAAACTGTTTGAAATGAAGGCAGACGGCGTTAGCTATAAAGAGATGGCTAAAACTCTGCGGCGTTCAGAAAGCTCAATAGCTAACAGGCTGAACAAACTGAAACGGGAGAACTCGTTTGATACGTTTCTTAATATTCCCGTAGCACCGCCTGTTGAGCCAGAGTCAACCCCTGCAAAAACCGAGCCAACTTTTATCGAAGCAATTAGTTTTGAGCATGTGTTGATTGCGGTTGTGTTGTTTGGTATGGGCTTCATTCTTGGTGCTTCACTGTACGCATGAAGAACGAAGGTGACGTAAAGAAGGCCGTTCGCAAGGTGCTGGACTCAGTAGATCAATGCTACTACTTCATGCCCCCTGCGAACGGCTACGGGCGCTCGGGTATACCTGACTTTATCGGACAAGTGAACGGTCAGTTTTTTGGTATCGAAACGAAGTTCGGCAAAAACGAGCCAACCGCTAATCAAGTTCGTGAGATAGGGCGCATACTGCAAAGCGGGGGACAATGCTGGATCGTTCGCGAAGGCGTGTCACTGACAGGATGGGAAGCTGAGTTTAGGGGGTGGGCCGCTCTGTGCTTGTAGTG